ACTTTGCTTAGAGATGGTGAGGTTTTAGTAAGAAAAATAAAAACAACAGATTCAGATTTTGGTTTCCAGATACAGTTCTTAGAAGCAGATCATTTAGACGAACAAAAAAATGATAATACTTTACCCAATGGAAGAAGTATTAAGATGGGTGTTGAGGTTGATAGAAACGATAAACCTGTTGCTTATCACCTATTCAAAAAACATCCTTACAACAATACATATCCCAAACCTGCTCAAGAATATATAAGAGTTCCTGCTGAAGAAATAATACACGCATACTTACCAAACAGAGCAGAACAAACAAGAGGTGTATCTTTTATTGCACCTGTAATGGCAAACGTAAAACAATTGAACGCATACTTAGAAGCAGAGATAGTAGCTGCAAGAGTAGGTGCATCTAAGCAAGGCTTCTTTATTTCACCAGACGGAGATGGTTATGTTGGTGATGGCGATTTTGAAGATACTTTTAATCCAACAATGACTGCTCAAGCAGGTGTATTTGAACAGTTACCTGCGGGTATGGATTTCAAAGCTTTTGATCCATCTCATCCAAATTCTGCTTTTGATTCTTTTACAACAAGCGTATTAAGAAGTATCGCAAGTGGTCTTAATATTTCATATCATTCATTATCAAACGATCTTAGTTCAGTAAACTACTCTTCAATCCGTCAAGGTGCGTTAGAGGATAGAAGTGCTTATCAGATTATGCAACAGTTTATTATTGAGCATTTTATTGATCCTGTTTTTAAATCTTGGCTTGAGATGGCTATGTCAACAGGTTACATCAATCTTCCAATGGGTAAGTTTGATAAGTTTGCTAGAGGTATAACTTATATACCAAGATCATTCTCACATATTGATCCATTGAAGGAGATGCAAGCAAATGTCATTGGATTACAAAACGGAACAACAACATATAGCGATATATCTTCTGCTTTTGGAAGAGATGTCGAAGAGTTATTTGAACAACACCAAAAAGAAATAGCACTAGCAGAGCAGTATGGTATTGAGATAGCGTATCAACCTTTTGGTCAGAAGATGCCTGTTGAAGCCAACATACAGGGTGGATCAGACGATGAGTAAACACAACTTAACTGATTTTCCAACAAAGGGTGAAGATAAAAAAATATCATTAAGAAACTCTAACTATCCACAATTTGATTATGATTTTATTGCAGGTGTCAAAGAAAACGATAATGATATTTACAAAGCAGGAGGAAACATTAGAGGTAATGAAGCTTTTAATTTGTGGACAAAAGCAAGAGCAGGAGAAGAAACCGATGGTGTTTTAGATTGGATTAAAGAGAGAGAAGCTTGGGCAGCAAGACATTTTGAAGATGGATCACAGTTTAAATCAGGAGACAAAGCAGGTCGACCATCAAACATAGGCGGTGTAATAGCTCAAGCAAAATGGGGAGTGATAGGAACTCTTGGAGAACAAGGTATGAAAGATGTAATCTTAGAAGCTATAAAATATAAAGAAGGTAAAGAGTTTGGCTCTGCTAGTCAGGCTCAAGCAGATAGACAAATATCAGCAAAAACAGAAAAAGCATTACAAAACAAAGTTGATGAGCATAACAAAGAAGTAAATAATGCTGCATCAAAAAGAACAACTTTAGGCACACTTAAAAAAGTCTATGACAGAGGAATCGGTGCATACAACACCTCACCTGCAAGCGTAAGACCGAATGTGAGTTCACCTCAAATGTGGGCAATGTCAAGAGTTAATTCCTTCCTTTTTGTTTTACGAAATGGGAGGTTTCAAGGTGGGAAGCATGATACTGATTTGCTTCCTGAATCACATCCTTTATCAAGCAAAGAGGAGAAATCTATGGAAGATAAACAGGATAGGCATATCCTCAATGTAAGCGAAACCGATGATAAAGTTGTTGTCGAGTTTGCAAAGCATCACGAGGATGAAGAAGAAGGCGAAGAAATGGAAATGACTGAAGAATCAAGACCTTATCATGATGAAGATGAAGAAGAAAAAAATAGAAAAGTAGTTAATCTAAGAGTTAATTACAGAACTGTTGATCTTACTAAAGCTCATCATATTGACGAGGAAAAAAGATTGGTTCGTGTAGGTGTTTCTAGTCAAGAGCCAGTTGAGAGAAGTTTTGGAATGGAAGTTCTAGGACACTCACCTGAAGATATAAACATGGAGTTTATGGAATCAGGACGTGCGCCACTTTTGTTAGATCACGATATGACTAAACAAATTGGCGTTATTGAAGAATTTAAACTTGATCAGACTGCTAACAGGACAATAGCAGTAGTCAGATTTGGTCGATCTGCTTTAGCTGAGGAAGTTTTTAGAGATGTACTTGATGGTATACGCATGAATATCAGCGTAGGCTATCGAGTTGATAAATTAACAAGAATGAAAGACAAAGACGAGGATTACTATAGAGCTAGTTGGACACCGCTTGAAGTTTCAAGTGTAAGTGTACCTGCGGATCAAAGCAGACTTGTCGGAGTTGGACGTTCAAAACAAATTGCTGAAAAGGCAAAGGTACAAATTATGTCAAACGAAAAACAAGAAATTAATCTTGATGAAGTTAGATCAGAAAGTGCTGAAGCTGCTAAAAAAGAATTTGCAAGAAACTCAAAAGAGATTCTTGATTTAGCTGTAAAGCACAACAAAAGAGACCTAGCACATCAAGCTATTTCTGAAGGCAAATCTGTTGAAGAATTTAGAGGTATTTTATTAGACAACATTTCTAATGATACTCCTTTAGAAACTCCTAAAGATATTGGTCTTACAGAAAAAGAAACAAAAAGATTTAGCTTATTGAGAGCTATCAATGCTATGGCAAATCCAACTGATAGACGAGCTCAAGAAGCTGCTAGATTTGAATTTGAAGCTTCTGAAGCTGCACAAAGATCATATGGGCAAACTGCTCAAGGTATTATGCTCCCAGATGAAGTTTTAAGAAATTGGAATCAAAGAGATTTATCAGCAGGCTCAGATGGAGACCTAATTGGTCAAGATTACAGAGCAGGTGATTTCATTGATGTTCTAAGAAACAACTCTGCTGTTATGCCACTAGCAACTATGCTAAATGGTCTTACAGGCGATGTTAAGATTCCTAGAAAAACTGCTGCTGCTTCTGCTGCTTTCATTAGTTCAGAAGGCGGAGCTGCAGGTGAATCTGAATTAACAGTTGGTAATGTAAGTATGTCTCCTAAGTCATTAGGTGCGTTCACAGACATTACTAGACAACTTATGATTCAATCATCAATCGATGTTGAAAATCTAGTTAGAAACGATCTAGCTGCTTCAATGGCTATTGCTATTGATGATGCTGCATTAGAAGGATCAGGAAGTTCAGGTAATCCAACAGGTATTACCAACACTTCAGGAATTAACACAGTATCACTTTCAAGTGCTGCTGCTCCAACTTTTGCTGAAATGGTTTCTATGGAAACTGCTGTTAGAGTTGACAATGCACTACTAGGCGATCTGGCTTACATTGTGCATCCAACTAACTATGGCACATTAAAAACTACTGAAAAAGCAAGTAACACAGCACAATTTGTTGCTGTTAATGACGAGATCAATGGCTACAGAGCAGTTGTATCTCCACAGTTGACTGCAAACAATTATGTGTTTGGTAACTTCAATGACTTACTTATTGGTATGTTTGGGGGGTTAGATGTTGTAGTTGACCCTTATACATCTTCAAGTTCAGGTACAGTTAGAATTGTTGCTTTACAATCAGTTGATGTAGCTGTTAGACACGCTGTGTCTTTCTGTGCTGCTTCATAATTGAGTGGTTTTAACAACTAACAAAATGGGTGGCTTAATTGCCACCCAACTTAGAAAAGGTGGGTATATGAAATATTTGATACTAAGCGACACAGTTGCTAATAAAGAAAAGGTAAAAGCAGGTGATGTGGTTGAGCTTCCTGTAGATGAAGGAAGATCATTGGTTGGTTATGGTAAAGCTGAAGAATACAAAGGCAAGCCAAAAAAAGAAACTAATAGAAGCGTAGGATTAGAAAAATCTGAAACTCCTAAACCTAAGAAAAGAAGTAAAAAATAATGCCATTAGAAAGTGCTGCTGATTTTTCAAGCTATGTAGAAACCACCACAGGTCATGGTGTTACGGGAACTTTTATTGAAAAACAGCAGAACTTCTTTGATGATTTTCCATTGATAGATTCAATGGGTTTGATTGATGATGGTAATACAAGCGTTATTAATTTAATTATCGATCAGGAATATTTTGGAATTGGTGGTGGCACTGTTGATGTAGATGGTTTCGAGCCAAGAGCAGTGGTAAAAGCTACAGACGTTCCATTCATATCACAAAACGATGAATTGAGAGTAGATGCTATAACAACAGATCAGGGTAATACACTTGTTGCAGCAACTACATTTTTAGTTAAAACAGTTGAGCCTGATAACACAGGCTTAGTCTCATTAGTATTACAGAAACAATGAGCCAATTTAGATTAGAAACAGAAGCAGATATGCTTAATTATTTAGATAAAGATTATGGTCATGGTGTAGGTGCAACCTATACAAGAAGCGGCACTGCTTCATCTATAAGTGTTATTTTAAACAATGAATTTATATTGCAAGACGAAGGTATTGGTTTAGAAGCTCTAAAACCAGTAGCTCATGCAAGAAGTGTTGATGTACCAAACGCATCTTTTGGTGATTTACTAAATGTAGAAGCAATAAAAGATGTCGATGGCAATACTTTAAAAGCTGCACAAAACTACACTATTGTTAATGTGCAAAAAGATAGAACAGGTTTTACAGAATTGATACTGGAAGAAGTGTAATGGCAAATCATGTAAGACAACAGATTAGAGAATACTTTGGAACTAATCTAAATAATTTAACAACAACAGGTACAAGAGTGCATGAATCTAGGGTATATCCTCTAGATACTTTGCCTGCATTAGTAATTTACACAAAATCAGAAACATCTGAACCATTAGTTATGCATACTGATAGAGTAATGCAAAGAGATTTAAGCGTAGTAGTTGAAGGCTATGCAAAGGGAACTTCTAATTTTGATGATACTATTGATACAATATGCAAAGAAGTTGAAGAAGCTATTGCTGCTGATACTACATTAGGCGGTCTTGCAAAAGACACTTTTTTAGAATCAACAGAGATAGAGTTTAATGCGGAAGGCGAACAACCTATGGGTTTTGTTTCGCTTACATTTTTAACAAAATACTACGTTCAGGAAACCAATCCTGATGTAGCAGTTTAAAGAGGAAAAATTATGAAATTAATTAGTCCAAATGGTAAAAGTTCTATAGATGCTCATCCTGATAGTGTTGAGTATTTATTGAGTAAGGGTTGGAAAGAAGAAGCAATCCCATCGAAAGATAAAGTTAAATCTTCTTCTAAAACTAAAAACGAGGAATAACTATGGCAACTCACTTAGGAAAGGAAGGCACTGTTCAAGTTGGTTCTAACGCTATTGCTGAGATCAGAAGTTTTAGTATTGATGAATCTATCGATGTAGTTGAAGATACATCAATGGGTGATTCATCAAAAACTTACTTAGCTTCTATTAAAGACTTTAGTGGATCAGTTGATGTTTTATATGATGAAACTGATACTAACGGACAAACAGCTTTATCTGTAGGTTCATCCGTAACACTTAATTTTGCTCCTGAAGGAACAGCAAGTGGCGATGTAAAACTTACAGGCACAGCAATTGTTACAGGTAAATCTGTATCATCTTCTTTTGATGGTTTAGTAGAATCTACTATTACTGTTCAAGGAACAGGTGGCTTAACAACAGGCACTTATTAATGTCAGTTATAGATAAAGCCAAACAACATTTTAGCGGTCAAGAGATCACTAAGATTGAAGTTCCTGAATGGGGAGATGAAAATGAGCCTTTATACATTTACAGTAAGCCATTATCACTAGGCGAAACCTCTAAGTTGTATAGACTTAGTAAAGAGGATGATCTCACGATGATGGCTTATGTGCTAATTTATAAAGCTCTTGATGCCGATGGCAATAAACTATTTGACATTGGTAATAAGAATGATCTGCTTAACAATGTAGATAGAGAAGTATTAATGCGTGTAGCACAACAAATAATGGGTCAAGAGCCTATTGAGGATGTCAAAAAAAAGTAAAAAAAGATACTAATTTGTTTTTCCAATATGCACTAGCAGAAAAGCTAGGCAAGACATTACAAGAATTGCAAAGTATTAGTATCGAAGAGTATCAAGGTTGGATTGCATACTTTGAATTAAAAGAAGAAGAGAGCAAGAAGTAATGGCAAAGAGACAAGTAAAATTTGAACTTTCAGCAGTAGATAGAACTAAAGCTGCTTTTAATTCTGTAACTAAAGGATTAAAAGGAGTTGGTGGCGTTGCTAAAGCTGCAACTATGGGTGTTGCAAAAGTCGGCATTGCTGCTACTGCTACTGCAACAGCAATTTCTGCTCTAGCTAAAGTAAATATTGATTTTATGGATAAGCTCGGCAAAACATCTTCAAAGTTAGGCATTACTGCTGAATTTTTACAAAATATGCGTTTTGCTGCTGAACAAACAGGAGTTAAAGTTGAAGCTCTTGATATGGGTTTACAAAGATTCATAAGGCGTGCTGCTGAAGCTGCTCAAGGCACAGGAGAAGCAAAAAGGGCTTTTGAACAATTAGGCATAGAACTTAAAAATGATGATGGAACTTTAAGAGATGTGCGTGACGTGTTATTTGATGTTGCAGATGGTCTTAAAAATACTTCCAGTTCAGGTGAGCAAGTAAGATTAGCTTTTAAATTTTTTGATTCAGAGGGTGTTTCTCTTGTAAATACTTTAAAAAATGGCGCTGATGGTCTTAGAGAATTTGAAGAAGAAGCAGAAAATCTAGGAATTATTATAAGTAGCCAGAGTATCAAAAAAGCTGAAATGTTTGCAGATTCTTTGAATGTTCTAAAAAAACAAATTACAGCAGTTACAGCAAATGTTACTTCTGCTTTCATACCTATTCTTGAAGATATAGCAACTAAATTTTCAGACACTATAGCAAAAGCTAAAGGTGCTGAAGAAGGCTTTGAAGGTTTTGGAAAACAAGTTGCTATAACTGTGCTTGAATTTATGAAGCAAACTCTTATTGGTATATTAAGTTTTATTAATGAAGTTGAGCAAAGATTAATAACTTTTGCATCAACAAAAATAGGTAAGCAGATTTTTGGAGATATTGGAGAAGAAAATCAAAAAGTACAAGCTGAATTTGATAAATTGAAAGATAAATATGATGCTCTTATGAGAGCTTTTATGGGTGAAGATCAGATATTTTTAGATATATTTGGAGATAATGAGGCTATAGTTGGTGCTGAAAACTTGCTTGCTGAGATGACAAAAGTTCGATCAGAGTTAATTGAACTTGATAAACAATTGCATGGAGAAAATCCTGAAGAAAATCCTATTGTAAAAGCTTTTGATGCAGCGATAAAAAAAGTACAAGATTTTAAATTAGAGCTTAAAGAAAAACCAAAAAAAACTTTTGAAGAAGAAATATCTGAAAAAGTAAAAGCTTTTAGTGATTCAATAGGCGTTACTCAAGATAATATTTCGAATCTTACAATTAACACCATGAAAAACTTTGAAGATAGAATTGTTGAAGGTTTAAAGAATGGTAAATTAGCTTTCAAAGACTTTGCTGATTATGTCATTGAACAAATCTTAAGAATAGCTATACAGGAAGCAATATTAAAACCAATAACAGGTAGTGTCGAATCATTTTTTGGTAATATATTTGGCAATAAATCTTTAGGTGGAAGTGTAAAAGCAGGTACACCATATCTAGTGGGTGAAACAGGAAGAGAGTTATTTGTACCAAATCAAGATGGTCAAATTTTATCTAACACAGATTTAAGGCAATCAGGCGATCAAGCTCCTACTGTAAACTTTAATATATCAACAGTAG